CCGCCATTATTAGGAAATACGATGGTAGTGTTATTGGAGGTAAAGGAAGAGCTTGGAATCCAAATATAGCGCCGATGTCAAACGGAAAAAAATCATTTCAAGATTCAAGTAATATTGTTAATGGTTACCCATATGGCGGCGGATTTTATGCAAAAAAATATATGTTTTCTATTGAAAATTTAGCATGGAAAACATCAAATAGAGATGGGTTTAGAGTTTCTGATTTACCTGCATGTGAGAAAGGTCCAAACGGAGGTAGAGTTATGTGGTTTCCACCTTACGATTTAAAGGTAAGTGAACAAAACTCCGCTAAATGGGAAGAAAACTCATTTTTAGGTAGACCTGAACCAATTTATACGTATCAGAACACATCAAGAAGTGGACAAATTTCATTTAAGGTTGTTGTTGATCATCCAAGTATATTAAATTTATTAACAAGAGAATTTTTTAAAGATAAATCAGACGAAGAATCAGATAACTATATCAATGCATTTTTTGCTGGTTGTCAAGATTTAGATTTTTATAGTTTGATTCAAACATACACAACATTAGATAAAAATGATGTTGGAAATATAAAAGCATATTTAAATGCGGGTACACCTAAAGATGTAATACAGAAATATAAGTACACATCAGAAGATGTTCCAGGTAACGCACCAAGTACATCACCAGAAAAAACAAATCAAATACCTGAACTAAACGCAAAGTTATTTTTCATGAATGACAGACCGAGAATAGGTAGTGCAGCTGGCACAACGGCTGAATTATATTCACCATTAGAAACTGAATATTATGGAGTTAAAACAAATTTTATTTCAAGTTTAACTTCGGACTTAGAAAAATTAGCGATAGAAAAAACCGAAAACGGTAAAAAAGATAGAAAAACAATTTTCACAACAGAAGATGTATTACCACCAGAAACAAGCGGCGCCACAATTCAAAAACAAGTTTTAAATATTACAAATGCTTTTGAAGATTTAAACAAAAATTTTACAGAATATAGCAATTATATCACAACAATTAAAACTGCATTAAGCGGAGATACAGTACAAGAAATTAACATAGTTTTATATACCTCAACATCTGAAGTTGCTGATGACAAATATAATTTCTATTTAGGAATACGAAGAGCATATTCAATTGTTAGTGATATCTTCCAAGGTATTAGTGAGGGTGCACCACCAACAGTAAAATGGTTAGACGATACTAAATTAAAAGAATACGTTGGAACTGGAATAAAAATTAAAGACACATTAACCACATATACTTTCGATCAGTTTGGTTATAAAGGTAATAGTGGAACATTAACGGTTGCGTTTGCAACTGATGGAGAAAGTGCAATTTTAAAAAATGGAGGAGGACAAGATAATTTAAATTGTAAGCAAAAAATTTATACAAGTTATGGCTTAAAAGACCATGCACCTGTTGCATTCTTTTGTAGACAATCTAATCTTAATATTAAAATAACTAAGAAGGAAGCCCAACCTAAAAAACCAGATCCAACTAAATCAAAAGTACCAAAACTAAAAGTTGAAAAAGACGGAACTGAAACTACATTTAATAAAAAACCACCAATTGATGTGATGAAAAGAATTATAATGAAAACATTATCAGAATGTTTTTATTTTAAACAATTGGAAGCAAATTCACCAATTGCATTCACATCACTAAAGGAGAAGTTAAAATATTTTCATCCAGGTTTTCACTCAACAACACCCGAAGGTTTAAACAGCAGGCTAACGTTTTTATTACAATGTCTTAGACCTGGAGATACAATACCAATTAAAGGATTATCGGAAAGTTCAGATTTAAATTCAAGAAATACGTCTTTTGGACCACCGCCCGTTTGTGTAGTAAGAATAGGTGATTTTTATCACTCTAAAATTATTATTAGAGATGTTAATATTTCATATGAAGACGGACCATGGGACATGAATCCAGAAGGAATCGGTTATCAACCAATGGTGGCGACTGTTCAATTACAAGTAAGTTTCATTGGTGGACAAGGACTTGAAAAACCCGTGGAAAGATTACAAAACGCACTCTCATCAAACTTTTTTGCAAATACTGAAATGTATGATGAAAGATCCGAATCTACCGCGACAACCATAGGTGGAAAAAAAGCAGATGAATTTACAAAAGAATTCTTAGAGCAATTATCTAAAAAACCAGAATTTGAATTAATCAACGATTTAGATAACCCAAGTACCAAGGTTTCTCAAGGAGTTACGATTGGAAAAAAAGATGGAACAAATTTAAATTATACAGAATTAGTTAATTCAATTTACGAGGATATCAACAATTATGTTAATATGTTTAAAGGTGCATACAGTGATGTAGTTTCTAAATATGGAGATATAATTGCAGGACTTTTATTTTCATCTAATTACAGACCTAAAAGTAATTTAGATGTATACTCAGGCGCAACCGCGGGTAATATGAATTTATTAGGTTTATTTGATGATGCAAAAGATTTTTCGTATTATGTTATAAAGCTAAAATCAATTTTAGATTCTGAAATTGAATTTAGAAATTTAAATTTAGATATTTTTAAAATATTTGATTCATCAAGTGAAGCACTGGTTGGTGATTCTGAAAATATTTTAAAACCAATTATAAAAAAATTAGTTGACGCAAAGATTGACGACATTAACACATTAAAATCAATTAAAGAATTAGACGCCGCTAGAGATAAAGTAATAACAACAATTGATTTTGCAAACTATATGGTAAAATTTGAAAGCGATTCACAAATATCAGGTTCAACATATTATGAAAATATTTTAACTGGGTTTACTGGTACCGAATTTTACAATCAATATAAAAATGCAATTGAATATTGTAATTCGGTATACACATCTCTTAATTCTAAATTTAACACATCTTTAGATTTTAATGCAATCGGTGGTTTACCAATTCAAGATAGTCAACAGGTATTACCATATTTAGTCAAAGATAATTTACAAGATATTAGAGAAGAATATAAGAAAAATGAAATTTCAGATATTGGTATGGGTGATGGTGACATTACATTATTAGATAAAGTTAGTATTAGATTACAAAGAATTTTACCAAAAACTGGACAAACTGTAAATTTTGCGGATATAAAGCCAATGGTAGGGGTTCCAAACGAAAAAGTTTTATCATATCCCGCAAGTGAACCAATTGAAATTGATGTTACAGATCCACAAGCTAAAAAACCTATTATGAACAAAATTTGGGTTAATAAAAAAACACCACCAGTGGGAAATAAATTAAACTTCTATAAAGTATAACATGAGTAGACAATATTACGATAGATACCAATTTTTTGAAAATGATGGGAATTTCCAAATAGTTCCAGGAATTGAAATACCAATAAAAGGCACAGACAAATATATTCAATACAAAAAAGGTAAAGACAGGTTAGATAAAATTTCACAAGAATATTATGGTTCACCTACATTTAGTTGGTTAATTCTTTTAGCAAACCCTTTGGCGGGTAGCGTTGAATTTTTAATCCCCGATAATTTTTACATTAGAGTACCGTTTCCTTTATTGGACACTTTACAAGATTATAAAAATGGTGTAGAATCGTATAAATTATATTATGGGCAACAATAATTTAAAAAATACAGAAAACATACTTGTTAAGGTAGATCAGAACAACGTTATCCTAATTGATCCTAATAGTGTGGTTGAAGGCGGTAATGTTGCAATGAGAAGTGTTGCGCAAGAAAAATTGGTAATGTATGTTAATTTAGAGGCTGATTTAATACCAAGAAGTATTCTTTCAGTTTCAGGAAATCAACAAGCAACAGGTAATTTATTATCTATTGCTGAGGGTAACCTTAATATGTTAAGAAATGCTAATGGTGGGGATTTAGATACAAGTTGGACTAATTCATTTATTGAAACAAATCAAACTGTTACAGATAAAAACGGTAAACAAACTACATTAACTAATAATATATCAGATACCTCAGCACAATCATTTGGTATTGAAAGTGTTAATATTAGTGTTAAGGGTGCAAATTTTATTCCGCAAGTTAATATTAATTTTGTGGACGTTAGAGGTAAAACACTTTTTGAGTCACCAGAAAATTCACCTTATAAAGCATTTTTTCATTTACCATGGCCTATATTTTATTTAACGGTAAAAGGGTTTTATGGTAAGGCGATAAGATATAGATTACATCTTACAAAATTCACATCAAAATATAATGGTTCGAATGGTAATTTTGATATATCCACAACTTTTGTCGGCTCCACATATGCATTTTTAAATGACATCCCATTAACGGGTATTTTAAATGCACCTTATATGTATGCTATTGAACAAGATAAGGAAGCAAAATACAATCCGAATACACAACAATATACTAAAACAGTATCTAAATCTAGTAAAGGTTATACATTGTTGAAATCAGTATATAGTGATTACGTGTCAAGAGGATTACTACCTAAAAGTTTCTTAAACAATCCAAAAACATTAAGGGAACTTATTAGCGTTGCCAGAACATTGGATAAAATATTAGAAAGAGAAATCTTAGATCAAAAAGTTGATTTTCATATTTTTGACGGAATTAAAGAATTTGAGAAGTTAATTCAAGAATTTTTAAGTGCTGTTGATAGTTGGGCACAAGTACATTTAAGTAATGATTCAATATTAGTGAACAGTAATAGATTAACATTTTTAGCTAAAACTGAAAATAATGAATTAACAAATGTTAAAAATCCAAAAAATAATAAAACATTAGATTCTATTATTACAAATTTTAAAACTAAATTAAGTAATACTGCAATTTTTGCAGAACAAAAGCTAAACGCTTCTGGTGTTAACTTTAAACAACAAACTTTTAATTTCTTAAATAACATACAAAATATTGATTATTATGTTGATGTTCAAGATTCTAAATTTGTAGTAAAATACGAAACCTTAAGGACTCATATTACCGATATTGAAACATCGTTTGTCGCACAAAGAAATAAATTACAAAAATTTGTCGAGGACGAGATGAATAAAGTAATTAAAGATCCACAAAAAGGTATTGGGTTTGAACCAACAGTTAGAAATATTTTTGGGGTAATTATGGCTAATGCCGACGTATATATTAGGTTACTAAAAGATGTCCATAGTAGAGCTCATGAGGTAGGTAGTAAAAGGAAAAAGGTTTTAAAAGGATATTCAGATGAAACACCAAACGATGATAATATATATCCATGGCCTGAGATTAAAAAAACAGACTCAAGCTCAAAACAAAAAGTTATAGCATATCCTGGTGATCCAGATTTACAAACAGCACTTCAATCGAATAGTGTGTTATTATGGCCTGAGATTGATTTTGTTGAAAATTATCATGGTACAGCAACAAAAAGAATTGATCCTTTGGCAGAAAAAGAAGGAGGCGTCGGAACCATAAATTATATTTTTGAAAATAACACACCTGACGTTGACATTTTAACAATAACAAATGGTTTTGATATTGTAACAAGTATACCATATGGTAATAAAGCAATATCAAGTATCATATATGAAATGTTCGAAAGAGGTAGGTATGCGACATTGTTGGACACGTTCAATAGTAAAACAATACAAGAGTTGGCTAATAATGAGTTTGACAATATTTCAAAAATATTCAAAGAAGATAGTGATATTATCGATATTTTAAGAACTATAAATAATAAAGACACATTAATTCAATATCTTTTATCATACTCACCATTTGAAAGATACCCATATTATCAAGATAAACTACCAACAACTGGTTATTTAAAAAATTTCGAGGAAAACACCTTTCATATAGAACAGTACGGACAATCACAAAAAGCACAAAAAAATAATTCATATGTTGATTTAAATAAAAATATAATTAACTACACCTCAGAAGATTATCGTAAATCAATATACCCATATAACTCAAGTTTATATTTAAATTATTTAAATAAAAAGGAATTTAATTCTGACGATTTAAACATTAAAAATTTCCTTTCGGTTAACACAAAAGAAGGTTTTATTAGTACACCAATAGAATCGAACATGTGGGTAAAAGATGCGTATATTGATGATTTGTTTAGTCAAAATTTAAAAATACAAAATAATGAATCTGTTAATATATTAAACACACCATATTTTCATAAACAATTATTTAATGATTTTACTAAAGGAAACTCCAATGGGAAATATGTGGGTTCAGCGTATCTTTTATTAAATTCATTACCATTTTTAGATTTAGAAGATAACGTAAGCACATATTTTGGACCATCAGGTAATTTTTTAACAAAACCAAATAAGGCAAGAATGTCCTCTTTGTTTAGAGAGGTTAATGCGTCTCATTATATTCCATATCATTTAATACTTAAATGGGGTTCGATTTATCATAGATATAAAACGTTTATAAATGACGGAACGGATATACTAAGTGGTTTTACAACAAACAACGTAACAACGGCAATTGATGGTAATTTATTTTTTGATAATAACGATACCAGAATGCCAGAAAACATATTTCTTATAGATGGAAATTATGTTTCTTACATTAGCCCTAAAAATGTGGGTATACATCCATTTTATGACGCTGTTTTTCACCAAGTAGTTAATGGTTACGCACATTATGATGTAACAATCGGTAGCCCATCGTTTGAATCAAACGTTACGGGCGGTACAATTAATTCAATACAAAAGCCAATTGGCGATGGCATCACATATTTTACAAACTACATTAACAATTCAGTTATGGTAACTAGTGATATGTTTTATACTTTATTACCTTCAGTCGGAGATAATTCAATCACCAATTTAACTAATAAAACTGTTAATAGTTTAGGTTTTAATCACAAAGAACAATCATCATATAGAGTTATTTGGCAGGATGAATTAGTTACAACTCCGTTTAGTGGAAAAACATTTCCAAATTATTCACAATATAATAGAAGCTTTATAAGTAGTTTACCAAAAACTAACGATAACGAATATAGTATTAGTGCGGACTATAGAAAAGTAATAGATTTAATTGCAACGTTTAGTCCATCAATTTTAGATGAATTTGAAAGTTGTTTTTTAGATTTTGCAAGTGAAAAAATTAATGATGAAATACCAAGTCACAAGTTTGAACCATATTCTGGTGCGAGTGGTTTACATGTTGTAAGTTATGATAAATTTCAAGATTTATTAAAAGACATTGTTACAGTACCAAAAGAAAAAACAGATCCACAAATTTTACCTTTAGATATATTAAAAACAAAACAAAAAAATAAGTTAAAAAATATAACTAAAAAAATATTAAGTACGGATAATTTAATGAAATTAACATTAGGTAATGCTAAAGAAATTTCGCCTCATGTTTGGTACGGGTTTTCAAATTTTGATAGTGTAAACACATTTAAATACGAACCATACGATGAAATCACACAATTAAGTAACGCATCATTTATTAAATTATATGTTGGTGAAGATATTGATGCTAATTATTTAAACTTTTTCTCAATAAATAATGTAGAATTAAGTGAGGAAAATGTTTTATTATTTAGACCTTTAATACAAATTTTTGCAGGAGGTTATAAAGATGGTAAGTTTACAAACAAAAGAGAATTTCAAGCTTACCTAACAACAATATTAACCACATCCACATTAAGGTTAGGAACTTATTTAGATAGATTAGTGACACAATTGGTAAATTTACCACAGACAAATGCAAATAACAATCAATTAACCATTTTTAGTGGGCACGCTGACGCGGCACTAAAACTTGAGGAATACAACTATTTTAAAGTGTTTAATGACAAATGGGTTGCGGGTAATTCGTTAGGCGCAAGACCATTAATGGAAGAATTTTTATTTTTGGATAAAGCAAATAAAGACATTGGAGATGTCGCATTTCTTAGTTTAGAAAAATTATTATCGTTAGACGATCCAAAAAATGACAAAGCAAATTTGTATAGTGTAATATCAATGTTATTACAAGGAACTGGTTTTGATATGAGAGCATTACCTGCCTATGTTAATTTTTATGGAACGAACTTTAGTACAAAATCAAAAACAACACCCTCTAAAAAAGTAGCTCAAAATCTTTTTGGGACATTTTTAGATGTGGATTATCAAGAATCTTCACCTAAGATTATTATACAATATGTTGGACCAACGTCTAAGCAATTAGAAATGTCGGATATAAAACAACAACAAAATAAATTTAAAAACGATAGTGGTAATTTATTTCAAAGCGCACAAAGTCCACTTGTTGTAAATGTTTTAGATAATGCTAATGTGGGTGATTTATATAAATCAAATAAAGTTATTGCATTTGAAGTTAGTGCAGGAGATGAAAATCAATCCATGTTCAAAGGAATACAATTGGATCAGACATCACAAAGAGAAACCTCAGAATCTATGCAAGCGGTTGAAAATTTGGGTAGATCAGAATCAGGAGCAGGGGTTGCACAAATGGATGTAGGTTTATTTGATATATATAGAATGAGATCGTACACGTGTGAAGTAACAATGATGGGTAATGTTATGATACAACCCACAATGTATTTTTATTTGAAAAACATCCCAATGTTTAGAGGCTCATATTGGATTACCGATGTGTCACATAATATTAGGGCGGGTAATATAACGACTATATTTAAAGGAACAAGAATACCTTATCAATCCTTACCAAATCCAAAAGACTCTTTCTATTCGAGCTTTAGGGTTCTTTTCGATAAAATTTCCAAAGCCGCAACTGCAAGAGTAAATGAACAATCTAAAGTAACAAACGGCGCGAATAAAAATGAAGAGATTTTACAAACTAACAATGGTTCGTTTCTAATTGATACGGGAGATAAAAAAGTAGCACCAAAAGGTGAAATTCTATTAAACACATCTGGTGCAAACGAATTTGGGGTAAGTTGGGGAGGATTTAACGGCGAAAAATATATCGTCCAAGTTAAAAACAATCAAGTATCAAAAAATAGCGATCAGACATATTTTAGAGCGGTTGCTTGTCAAATGGGTGGCACCACATATAAAGTGGACGAAAACATAGAAATGGGAATTTTAGCGAGAGTCACAAATAAAACAAAAAACACAGGTGACGTAAATCACAAAAATATATTGTGGAATGACATTAAAAATGACAATACTCATTATTTTTATGCTATAAAATTTGACTTAAGAGTATCTGCTAATTTTATCGTAAAAGCAAAAACAACATTTACTAACCCGTCAAATGGTAAATCAATCACAGTATTACCAATTGGTGAAACTGTGGCTGAAATAAATCTATCAAATATCTCAGGTGCAATACATAAAGGACCTAGTTTAGACGGCTACGGTATAGGACTATCAAAAAAATTAATGAGTGATTTAGGAGTACATGATGGTGAAGTTGTTTATTTTACTATGGATAAGGGATATTAATGATATTATAGATATTTATATAAAAACGCAATATGGAGAATAATAGATTAAATAATACCATGGATCAGTTCTTAAGCCCTAAACAGACTAAAAGAACATCAAATGATGGTATGGAAAGAGAAGAGTGCGATTTAGTAACAGGAGAATGTTATATAATTCGTTCTAAAGACGGAATCGTAGAAAGAATAAATAAAAAATATATTACCGAAGACGGTAGACAATTATTACAAGATTAAGCCATGTTAGAAAAAAAATTACAAGAAGAATTGAATCGTTACAAAGCCATAAATAGATATGGTAAAACGATGATTATGGAACAAGCAGCACCGGAAGCCGATGCCGCAGCAGCACCTCCTGCAGACCCAATGGCAGACCCAATGGCAGCACCCGCACCTGATATGGCTGCGCCTGCACCTGACATGGGAGCAGCACCTGCGCCTGAAACCGATACAACTGAGGAAATTGACATTACAGATTTAGTTGATATGGTTAAAAGCGTTAAAAGAGATTTTGATGAAAAACAATCGGATAACACCGAGGTAATCTCAAAAATGGATGACGTATTTACTAAATTAGGAGATTTGGAACAAAAACTTGCTCAAATGGATCAGGTTATGGCTAAAATTGATATGTTAGGTAGTAAAGTTGAAGAAATGAAACCAAGTACTCCAGTTGAAAAATTAGAGATGCGTTCATTAGATTCATACCCATTCAACGAGAAACCACAAGAGTTTTTTGCTCACAAACAAGGTGAAATGCAACAAAGCGGTAAAAACGAATATGTTTTAACAAAAGATGATATTACAAATTACACACCAGAAATAAATCAATCGTTTAATCCAGAAGAAGAAAAAGATGAATATAGCTTCTAATATAAATTTCTTTTTAGGCTTACAATCACAACTTAAAGTAATGCATTGGCAAACCAAAGGCTATGCTAGACATACTGCACTTGGTACAACGTATGATGCATTAGACGATTTAATTGATACTTTTGTTGAGGAAGCAATGGGTAAATACGGAAGATTTAAATTAGATGAAAACACCAATCAAATTCAATTATTTAACTTATCAGAACTAAATGTTTCTGACATGATAAGTAAGGTTTGTGAGGCATTAAACCAATACAACCAACAATTTGAAGAAACAGATACAAATTTATTAAATATAAGAGACGAAATGTTAGGATTATTTAATAAATTGAAATACTTAATTACATTAGAATAAGATAAAAAAAATTAAAAGAAGGAATGACAAACGCATCAACAAGACGCACAACAGCAATCAACGCATTTACAGGATTAACATATGTTGAATCAACAATAGGTAGTGCAGCAAGTAATGGATTATTTTCAGTAATGATTGAAGGTAATTATATTGACGATACCGTAACAGGCTCAATTCAAAGTGCAGGATATGGTGTTACAAAAAAATTCCATGATATGGGAACATATCCAAGATACTTGATTACGTGGTAATTTAAAAATACTTTAAAAATAATTTAACCCAGATTTTATAGTCTGGGTTTTTTTATGTATATTTTAGTATAACAATTTTATAAATTAAATTTTAAATTATGAGTACATTTGACGCAGTACTTGCTCAGTACGAAAAAAACAAAAATGCCACAAGTGGCAACAGCAACAAGATGTCTTCTGAAGACAGATTAAAACGTTATTTCACAACCGTATTACCTAAAGGTTCTAAGGGCGAAGAAAGACGTATCCGTATTTTACCTACAAAAGATGGTGCTTCACCATTTACTGAGGTTTATTTCCACGAAGTTCAAGTAGATGGAAAATGGGTTAAATTATACGACCCAAAACAAGAAGGAAAACGTTCACCATTAAACGAGGTGAAAGAAGCACTTGAAGCTACAGGTGTTGAATCGGATAGAGAATTAGCAAGAACATACCGTTCTCGTAAATTCTACATCGTTAAAGTGATTGATAGAGATCACGAAAGCGATGGTGTTAAATTTTGGAGATTTAAACACAATGCAAAAGGAGATGGCGTTATCGACAAAATCTTCCCAATCTTCCGTAATAAAGGAGATATTACCGATTCAACTAAAGGTAGAGATTTAATTTTAACATTATCTCTAACTAAATCAGGCACAGGTAAAGAATACACTGTAATCAATTCAGTATTAAATGATGACGCAAGTCCATTACATACCGATGAAAACATTGCTAAAGCATGGTTAGAAGATACGTTAACATGGGCTGATGTTTATTCTAAGAAGGGCGAAGATTACTTAGACATGGTTGCAAAAGGTGAAGTTCCACGTTGGGATAGTAACCAAAACAAATTTGTTTCAAGTAACACAACAACTTCAGAAGAAACAATCGGAGCACCAAAATCAACCACTCCAACGGTTGATCCACAAGAAGAAGACGATGTAGACGGTGATTTACCGTTCTAATTATTAACAGAGGGGTGGAGATAACGTCAGAAACCCCATTTTTAAAACAAAATTATGGCAGGTATTAAAAAAAATAGTTTCGACGCAATTAAGAAGAAATTCTCAAAAGAAGCCGAATATAAACCAGATCGCTTCTTTGATTTAGGAGATGCTTTCTTGGATGCCACAGGACTTCCAGGACCCGCAATGGGGCACATCAATATGTTGTTAGGACATAGTGATACAGGTAAAACTACGGCTTTAGTTAAAGCTGCGGTAGATGCACAAAAGAAAGGTGTTATTCCTGTGTTTGTTATTACTGAACAAAAATGGAGTTGGGAACACGCAGAATTAATGGGATTTGATAAGAACGGAGATTACCTTTTTAATAGCGATTTTGAATACATTGAACAAATCACAGATTATATCAATGAATTATTAGACGCACAAGAAAAGGGAGATTTACCTCATGATTTATTAATCCTTTGGGATTCGGTAGGTTCGGTTCCATGTAAAATGACTTACGATGGTAAAGGTGGTAAACAACACAACGCGTCGGTATTGGCTGACAAAATTGGAATGGGTATCAATCAACGTATTTCAGGTTCAAGAAGAACAGATAAGCCTCATACGAACTCCTTAATCATAGTTAACCAACCTTGGGTAGAATTACCTGACAATCCTTTCGGACAACCTAAGATTAAAGCAAAAGGTGGAGAAGCAATTTGGTTAAACTCAAGTATTGTATTTTTATTTGGTAATCAAAAAGGAGCAGGAACAACAAAAATCTCAATCACAAAAGATAAGAGAAAAATTAAAATAGCTACAAGAACAAAAATTTCCATAATGAAAAACCACATCAATGGTTCAGGTTATGAAGACGGACGTATCTTAGTTACAGCCCACGGATTTATGTCGGCAAAAGAAGATTCTGAAGAGAAGAAATCAATTGAGGATTATAAAAAAGAACAGGGTGATTACATCGGTAAGATGTTAGGTGTTAATGTTGCAGACATCGCAGAAGTGGAAGTTGTGACAGAAGAAAGTGATCTATAAAAAAATTTAATGTCGGTTTTACTTGTTGATGGTGATAATTTACTTACAATTGGTTACTACGGTGCAAAAAACCTCTTTTACAAAGGAACACATATTGGGGGAATATATCATTTCCTCAATACCCTAAAAAGAGCATTTAACACATATAGTTTAGATAAAATTGTGGTTTTTTGGGATGGACATGAAGGTTCACAAACCAGAAGAAAAATATACATTCATTATAAAGAAAATAGAAGACAAAGAATTAGAACTGAAGAAGACTTAAATTCTTACAACTACCAACGAGATAGAATTAAACAATATTTAGAAGAACTATTTGTTAGACAAGGTGAATACGAATATTGTGAAACTGATGATTGTATTGCATATTACACGCAAAATTCACCAAACGAGAAAAAAATTATTTATTCATCAGATGGAGATTTGATACAACTTGTATCTGAAAACACGGAAATCTTTAATCCATCACATCAAAAATTATACAAACAAAACGATACGATTGTTTACCAACACGAAGAAATTCTTGTAGAAAATGTAAGATTAGTTAAGATGATTTGTGGAGACAATTCCGACAACATCGCAGGAATAAGAGGAATGGGTATAAAACGACTTTTGTCTTTTATCCCTGAACTAAAAAATCAACCAATTACGGTTGAACAGGTTAAGGATAAGTGTAACTTATTATTTGAAAATGATAAGCACAATAAATCGTTAGCTAATTTACTTACAGGAGTTACAAAATACGGAGTATTCGGGGAAGAATTTTTTGATGTAAACAGTCGTATTGTGAGTTTGACTGAACCATTTTTAACGGATGAAGCTAAAGAAAGTGTAACCCAATTAATAAATGAGCCTTTAGATCCTGAGGGTAGGTCTTATAAAAATACAATGAAGATGATGACAGAAGACGGACTCTTTAATGTATTACCTAAGTACGAAGATGCGTGGTTGAATTTTTTAGATCCATTCATGAGGCTCACAAGAATTGAAAAGAATTACAAAAACAAAAATAAAAAAATAATAAAAATTAAAAATTATGAGTAATCAGTTAGACATTACAAAATTTGAGTTCATTCTGACTTTAGACGGCAATATCATTTGCCAAAGGTTTTTCAATGTAAAAGATCATGTTGAGCAATCAAGACGCTCTATGGATTTACATTACTATGTAAAAAATATTTGCGAAGATATTTCTTACGATTTGAAAATAAAAAGTTCCAATTATCTATGCGAAAATCAAAACTATATCCTCAATTCAGAGAATGTGGAAGATTCAAATGACGGGCAAAAAGAACATTTTTTGTTGGAAATTAAGTTGGGTGAAGATGTATTTATTCAAAGGATATTCCCCGCGTATTACTACCATCCTAAGGTTAGATACACGGTTGATATTCGTCCAAGATTGAAGAGAATTTTGTCAGATTTAACAGACATTTTGTCTTCAGAAGAATTGGAAACGGCGTATTTGGAATTCGAATTATAATTTTAAAATATATATACAACTACTATGGAAGAAAGGAATTTTGGGTATCTAGGGTTTTCGTTTCAACAATCCTTGATTAAGGCGATTATTGAAGATAAAAAATACGGTGAAACAATCATTGACGTATTAGAGAGTAAGTTTTTTGATAATAATTCTTTTAGATTTATTATGGAAAACACAAAGGAATTATATAAGACATATAATAAAATTCCTGATTACAACACATTGGCACAGAAGATTATGGCTGAAGGTGGAAATAAAGATTCCTCTAAGGTTCATGTTGACACATTAGAAGCGATTAAAAATAACGAGTCTCAAACAGAGTACATAAGAGACACAGCCCTTAATTTTTGTAAGCAACAAAATTTAAAAAGAGAACTTAAAAGTGTTCAGAGCATTATTGAAAGTGGCGAATTTGAAGCATATAATAAGATTGAGGAAATCATTCAAAAAGCGTTACAAGTTGGTTTAGCCAATGACGAGGCTACGGATGTATTTCACGATATTGACGGAGCGTTAGAAAAGGACTTTAGACATCCATTACCGACAGGTATTGTTGGGGTTGACAATTTGCTTAAGGGTGGATTAGGGATTGGAGAATTAGGGATTGTATTAGCACCTACGGGCACTGGTAAGACTACCCTACTTACTAAGTTTGCAAATACAGCATATAATTTAGGATATAATGTAGTTCAAATATTTTTTGAGGATAATCCGGGAAATATTAAAAGAAAACACTATACAATTTGGACAGAAATCAGACCTGACGATCAACCTGAATTTAAGGAAGAGGTAAAAGCAAAAGTAGAAGAAGCGCAAGCTAAATCTAAGGGTAGTTTAAAACTTTTGAAATTGGCAAGTGATAGTGTAACGGTTTCTGAAATTAAAAATAAAATCAGAAAGATGAATTCTGAAGGTAATAAAAAAATTGATTTATTAGTCTTGGATTATGTGGATTGTATTTCAACCGATAAAGCAACAAATGGCGAAGAATGGAAAGGTGAAGGTTCAGTTATGAGAAGTTTAGAATCTATGACAACTGAATTCGAAATGGCAATATGGACTGCAACACAAGGTAATAGAGATTCAATTTCTTCAGAAGTTGTTACTGGTGATCAGATGGGTGGCTCAATCAAAAAGGCACAAATTGCACACGTTATTTTATCAATTGGTAAAACATTAGAACAAAAAGAACATAACTTAGCAACATTATCTTTAATTAAATCTCGTATTGGGCAAGATGGTGTGGTATTCCAAAATTGTAAATTTAACAATGAATTTTTAGTTATTGATACGGAATCACAAAATACTTTATTGGGGCACGAGGAACAAGAAGTTCAAAAAAGAGCAAACAGAGCAGCGGAGATTTATAAAAAAAATCAAGAGAAAAAAACAGCAGCAATAAAATAAAATAAACAAGATATTAAAAAAAATGAGTAAATTATTTACAGATAGAATTCCATATAAACCATTTGAATATCCTGATTATTATAATGAAGGTTGGTTAAAACAAATGCAGGCATTTTGGTTACACACTGAAATACCAATGCAAGGAGACATAAAAGATTGGAACGAAAATTTAACAAAAGAAGAAAAACATTTAGTTGGTAATATTCTTTTAGGTTTCGCACAAACTGAATGTGCGGTATCGGACTATTGGACTGGTATGGTTACTAAATGGTTTCCAAAACATGAGATTAGACAGATGGCAATGGCATTTGGTTCTCAAGAAACGATACATTCGGTGGCATATTCATATCTTAATGAAACATTAGGATTAGATGATTTCGCAGGCTTTTTGCATGATGAAACAATGAAGGAGAGATTTGAACTTCTAACTAATACTACCGCAGATTGGACTCCTAAAGATTTAGAAAAGAATCATACGGCAAGAGTTGAGGTTGCTCGTTCACTTGCTATATTCTCAGCATTTGCGGAAGGTGTGGCGTTATATTCATCATTCGCAGTATTATATTCTTTCCAAATGAGAAATCTATTGAAAGGAATTGGACAACAAATGAAGTGGAGTGTTAGAGATGAATCATTACATTCAAAAATGGGATGTCAATTATTCAGACATATGTGTCAAGAGTTTCCTGAATTATTAGAAGAAGCAAAATCTGATATCTATAAAGCTGCGGAAATCATTAGAGATTTAGAACATAAATTCATTGATAAGATTTTTGAAATGGGTGATTTAGAAAACCTTAAAAAGAATGATTTAAAAGAATTTATCACAAAAAGAGTTAATGAAAAATTAGCAGAATTAGGTTATAGCCCAATTAAAGGTACTGATGATTATTTCGAATTTAATGAAAAGAAAGCATCTGAATTAGATTGGTTCTATCACTTAACAGGTGGTGTAACACATACGGATTTCTTCGCAATGAGACCTACCGATTACAGCAAGGCGGGCGAAGGAGAAAATTGGGACGATATATTTTAAAAAAAAATTAATAGATTATGAAATACTACGGAGAAGAACTCGGTTGGGAAATTGGTGTCGACTACCCTGAATGGGCAAACACAGAAATTTATGTAAAAACAATATCAAAAGGTTATCTACAAGAGGGTGAAAAACCTAAAGATGCATATTGGAGAGTTGCAACAACAGTTGCCAAAAGATTAGGCAAACCTGCGTTAGCTACAAAATTTTTTGATTACATTTGGAAAGGTTGGTTATGTTTAGCAACACCTGTATTATCAAATACGGGAACAGATAGAGGATTACCAATATCTTGTTTTGGTATTGATGTAGGTGACAGTATATTTGAAATTGGTAATAAAAATTTAGAATTAATGTTGCTTGCAAAACACGGAGGCGGTGTTGGTGTTGGTATTAATATGATTAGACCTGCAGGAGCTAAAATAACAGGTAACGGAACATCAGATGGTGTTGTACCATTTATTAAAATTTACGATTCAACCATCCTTGCTACAAATCAAGGTTCAGTTCGTAGAGGTGCCGCATCGGTTAATATTAAAATTGAACACAAAGACTTTGAAGATTTCTTAGAAGTTAGAGAACCAAAAGGTGATGTGAATCGTCAATCATTAAACCTACATCAATGTGTTGTGGTTAGTGATAAGTTTATGAAGAAGTTAGAAGAAGGTGATAGTGAATCTCGTAGAAAATGGGGTAAATTATTACAGAAAAGAAAAGCAACAGGAGAACCATATATCATGTTCAAGGGTAATGTTAATAAACAAAATCCTGACATGTATAAAAAGAATGGACTAAAAGTTCACATGACTAACATCTGTTCTGAAATTGTTTTACATACTGATGAACAACATTCATTTGTTTGTTGTTTAAGTTCTTTAAATTTAGCAAAATATGACGAATGGAAAGACACAGATTTAGTTTACACATCAACTCAATTTTTAGATGGCGTATTGGAAGAATTTATCCAAAGAGCAAAGAATATGAGAGGATTTGAAAATGCTGTTCGTTCGGCAGAAAGAGGTAGAGCGTTAGGTTTAGGGGTGTTGGGATGGCACACATACTTACAACAAAAAGGAATTCCATTTGAAGGATTACCTGCGCAATTCGAAACTCGTAAAATATTTTCTCAAATTAAAATTGAATCTGAAAGAGCGAGTAGAGATATGGCTAAAGATTTAGGAGAACCATTATGGTGTAAAGATTTTGGTATGAGAAATACGCATTTAAGAGCGGTTGCGCCTACAGTATCAAATTCTAAATTAAGTGGTAATGTAAGTAGTGGTATCGAACCATGGGCAGCAAATGTATTTACCGAACAAACATCAAAAGGTACTTTTATTCGCAAAAACCCTGAATTAGAAAGGGTACTACGTAAAATTGGAAAAAACACCAAAGAAGTTTGGGATCAGATTTTGTCTGACGGAGGTTCGGTTTTAGGTTTAGATTTTTTAGATGATTATTGTTTTGTGGATTCAAAAGTGGTTGAAGTTAAAGAAGTTGAAGAAACAAATAAATACAAAATGGTTCCAATTAGAGATGTATTTAAAACATTTAAAGAAATAAACCAATTAGATTTAATTAGACAAGCGGGTATAAGACAACAATATATCGATCAAGCAGTTTCATTGAATTTAGCCTTTCCTGCAATAGCGGATCCAAAATGGATAAATCAAGTTCACTTGGAAGCGTGGAAGCAGGGTGTTAAGACTTTGTATTACATGAGAACTGAATCGGTATTAAGGGGAGATATTGCACAACAAGCAATGAACCCAGATTGTGTGAGCTGTGAAGCATAAATTGGATATTTATTAAAAAAAACAAAAATGATAGAATTTAAAAAATTTGGTGCGACGTGGTGCGGACCCTGTAGAGCTTTAGCTCCAATATTAACTGAAATTAAGTCACAATATGAAAATGTGTTATTTACCGAATATGATGTTGATGATGAATTTGAGGAAGCAACAAAATATGAAATTAGATCTGTACCCACAGTAATAATTATAAAAGATGGTGTAGAAGTTAGTCGAATTACAGGTTTATCAAGTAAATCAAAATACTCGGGTGTTTTGAATGAACATTTAAATAACTAAAAATAGAAAGTCAGGACATAAGTTCTGACTTTTTTGTTTAAAATAGATACATAACCATTTTGGTATTGTTTATATTTATAGAATATGGCAGTAACATACGGAGTGGATTTTCCATTTAGAGACAGTTTAGAAGGTAAGTTCGTTAAAATGACGGCTTCCCCTGAAAGAGAAATAAGAGCAAATCTTATACATCTTTTATTGACTAAAAAAGGTAGTCGTTATTTTTTACCTGATTTTGGTACAAGACTATATCAATTTATATTCGATCAGAATGACGCCGTTACATTTAATTTAATTGAAGAGGAAATAAGAGACGTCGTTAAAAAATATATACCAAATTTAGAAATAAATAATATTGATGTTATGTCAGCGGAGGACGATCCAGATGAGACAAGAAGTTTACAAGAAAACGAAGACGAAAGACTTTTCAGAGTAAGCGATCATGCAAATAAACCATACACCGCAGTAGTGAAAATAAGTTATACCGTAGATAACGGTGCGTTCGCAACTTCAGATTTTATAATATTAAACATTTAAAATGAGTAAAAAAATATCATACGCAACAAGGGATTTTGCGAGTTTAAGACAAGAATTAGTTAATCTAACATCTGAATACTATCCCGACTTAATTAAGAACACAAATGATGCTTCAATATTTTCAGTAATGTTGGATTTAAACGCTGCCGTAGCGGATAACCTTCATTTTCACATTGATAGAGTTTGGCAAGAAACAATGTTAGATTTTGCTCAACAAAGACAATCTTTATTTCATATAGCTAAAACATATGGTATTAAAATACCGGGTAACAGACCTTCAGTTGCATTGGCTGACTTTTCAATTAACGTACCAGTTAGAGGGGATAAAGAAGATGAAAGATATTTGGGGATTTTACGTTTAGGTGCACAAATTTCAGGTGGTGGACAGACATTTGAATCAATAAATGATATTGATTTTTCAGATCCGTTTAATGATAGAGGTGAACCAAACAGGCTAAAGATACCAAATTTTGACTCGAATAATACTTTGATATCTTATACAATAACTAAAAGAGAACCCGTGGTAAACGGCGTTACAAGAGTTTATAAGAGGGTAATTACAGAGTTAGATCAGAGACCTTTTCTTAAATTATATTTACCAGAACAAAATGTTTTAGGTGTTGTGTCTGCAATTCATAAAGATGGTACAAGTTTTACTAGTAATCCAACATCTACCGAATTTGCGTCTATTGCCAATAAATGGTATGAGGTGGATTCTTTAATTCAAAACAAAGTTTTTGTTGCGGATCCGACTGCGGTATCTGACAAAGATAATTTTAAAGCGGGTGCATATGTAAATGTTAATAATAAATTCTATTCTGAAATAACACCAGAAGGATATTTTGCTGTGACGTTTGGCGCGGGTACTGTTGATCCATTAAGTAATTTGGATAATTACATGACAGGCGATTTAAAGGTTAATTTAGCAACATATTTAAACAACATGTCATTAGGTGCAGTACCAAAAGCAGGAACTACTTTGTTTATAAAATATAGAATTGGCGGCGGTAAAAACTCAAATTTAGGAGTTAATGTAATTAGTAGTGTTGATAATATAGAATTTAATATAAACGGACCGAACACAACTTACAACTCACAAGTTTCAGATTCACTTAGAGTTGCGAATGTGACACCCGCTGTTGGTGGTGCAGATCAGCCAACTATTGAAGAAATAAGAAATATGGTTTCATATAATTTTTCCGCACAAAAACGAGCGGTAACTTTAAATGACTATAAATCTTTAGTAGAAACTATGCCATCAACATATGGTGCACCTGCAAAAGTGAATGTTATGGAAGAAGATAATAAGGTTAGAATCAAAATATTATCTTACGATCAGAATGGTAAATTAACCGATACCGTTTCTAACACATTGAAAAATAATATTTTAAATTACCTTTCTGAATATAGAATGATAAACGATTATATTGATATTCAAAGTGGAGAAGTAATCGATTTATCATTACAAATTGACTTACACATTGACAAAAATACGAACCCAACTGATATTATAAGAGCGGTTATTGACGGAACAACAGATTTCTTTGCAATTGAAAAAAGAAAAATGGGTGATCCGTTATTTGTGGGAGATTTATCTAAAACAATTGGTAATGTTGCAGGGGTAGTGAATGTAATTGATATTCGTGTTTATAATAAAATTGGAGAACAATATTCAAGTTCCCAAGTGGCACAATCGTATAAGGATAATACCACAAAGGAAATTTTACAATCTGATATGACAGTATTCATGAAATCAAATCAAATATTTCAAATTAGGTTCCCAAATGTAGATATTATGGTTAGAACTAAATCTCTCGGTACGACTACATATTAAAATGTTTTTTCTTTATAATAATAGAAAATCACTTAGTTTCTATTTATTATAAGAATGATGCAATCACATAGAATTTCGACAAATATTGGGGAAGATCAATTGGTTACGGTTGAATTAAAGCAGGATTACGATTTACTCGAAATTTTGTCTTTAAAATTCAGCCAACAAGATGCGTACACATCTTTGTGTTCCGATTATGGCGTTGTTTGCGGGAGGATTTCAGTAAACAATGGTTTAGGTATACCAAACGCAAGAGTGTCGATTTTTGTACCTCAAAAGGACATTCACGTTAATGATCCTGTAATATCTTCATTGTACCCATATACATCGGAAACAGATAAAGATGAAAATGGTTATAGGTATAATCTTTTACCATCAAGACAACAACATAGCGGACAAGAAGCAACTGGTACTTTTCCAGATCAAAGCGATATTTTAACAAGGGAAGAATATTTGGAAGTCTATGAGCATTATTATTCATACACAGTAAAAACTAACAGCTCAGGTGATTTCATGATTTGGGGGGTACCATTAGGATATCAAAAAATTCACGTAGATGTTGATTTATCCGACATTGGTTGTTTTTCATTAAGACCTGATGATTTTATCAGACAGGGAATGGGTGTAGATAAGTTTCAAAATTCATATAAATTTAAAGCGTCTAAGGATTTAAGCGCATTACCACAAATTGTTTCATTTGATAAAAATATTGAAGTATACCCATTTTGGGGTAATGTTGAATTATGCGATATTGGGATAACAAGAACTGATTTCGATTTATCGGAAAAGGGTGTTAAAGTTGAACCTAAAGCATATTTTTTAGGTTCAATATTTAGTGATCAGGGTAACAATGCCGTTAACAAAAACTGCACACCAACAAATAAGATGGGCGACAAGTGCTCATTAATATCTGAACCTGCACAAATTGAAGTTCTTAGATTTACATCACAAAAGGATGATAACAATCGTCCAATACTCGAAGTGTATGAATTAAATGAAGATATAGGAGATGACGGTGCATTTGTCCTACCCGTACCAATGAATATGGATTATATGTACACCGACGAATTTGGTGAAAATGTAATTACTAACGATCCAAATAGAGGAGTACCAACATCGGGTTGTTATAGATTTAGAATCTCAATGAAAAACCAATCATTAGGGAGAGTCAGAACTGTCGGTTCATATTTAGTTCCTAATATTAGAGAATACACTAATGATGTTGAAAAATCATATGCGTGGTCTACAAATTGGGCAGATTACCCATCGTCAGCATTAAACGATGATATTATTTTTAGGAATGAACAAGGTTCTTATAAACCAAACGACTATTTTTATAAATTTAATTATAATAAAGTTTACGGCGTTTCTTCTTTTATGGGTTCTTATTTTTCAAGCGGAGGTATTGGTAGAAATACTTATTTAGGGATTAAAGAAATTTCACCTAAAACAGAAGATGATTGTGAAAATAGTGTGGTAACTCCACCAGTAAATTTTGGTATCCAAAAATTTACATTTGCAATTTTAATTGCAATAATACTTAATACATTTGAAAGGCTTATTTATTATGCTTTTATTGCTGCAGTACAAGTTTTAATTTTACCATTTCAAACACTATATAATTTTAGAATTTATGCCAGAGCATTAGGAGTAACGATTATAGATTGGAGACCATTTGGATTTTTTGATACTTTAGTTATTGAACCATTACAAAGATTTGGTACTGTTCGTTTAGGTATTGCAATTTACCCAGAATGCGAAACATGTGATAATTTGGATTATTCAAATGAGTTACCAAATCAAAGTTCGGATCCTGCTGACTTATATTTAGAAATTGGTACAGGAACGGCAATACCAGATACCTTTATGACAACATACGGTTGCTCAAGTTATACAGATGGCGATGCATCAACAACAAGACTTTATTTCAGTATACCATCAACTGCCTGTTCGGGAACAACAATTACACCGACTATAATATCTGGTTACACCGCGAATGATATATTAGATGATTATACCGGTAGATATATTGTTAAATTTAACACCTCTGGTGGATATACAACACTTAACATATATATTGAATCGATAAATGGGGTTAATACATATTATTTTGACGACACACAAGCGCTTAGTTATAGTGGAGGTAACCCACCAACCGCGCCACAGGGTTATAAAATATACGATTCACAATCACCATTAAGCGGCGACGGCAGTTCAGGTTTAAATAGTGAATTAGAAGGCGGATGCCAACAGTATGTTACCGTTTATGATGAGTCTATGGTGTCTGGAACATATTGTGTTTCGGATGCGTCAACACCTTACAGCAGTTTAACTGCAGGTAATATAACTTCAGGAATAAGTTGTACTGGAAGTAATTTTAAAGTTGGACAAGTTATTAAAAGTGTATCTTCCAATCCATGTAATACTTGTAGTACAAAAAGTGGTTATTCTGAATTTAGATATGGATTATTTACGATTGTTCCCGCTGCGGATACCGGTAATTGGGAAGTTAATTTTAAATCGATAACTGAGTATTCAAAAAGAAAATTAGTTGGAAAATTATTTTGTGAAGGTGTGTCAAATTATTCTTTTTTAGATAACTGGTTAACAGGTTCTTTATATTTCTTTCCATTTAAAGCAAAAGTTAGATGGACAAATGAAGCGGCGGTACAATTAAATTTCGGAAGAACAAAGTATTGTTCGAGTTTAGTTTATTTCAAAGCAGGAACAGTGGCAAATCCAGATAAAAGATTTTATTATAGATCCACAAGATTTAACGGAACAACCTTTGATTATGCAACTAGAAAGACATTAAATCACCCAACAACCATCGTTGACTTAGGACCTAGAGATGAATTTATTAAAGAAATCTGTATAGATCCGTCTTTAGATCCAAATTGTTCAATTGTAAGAAATATAGGACCAACTTCTTATCAAAATTTTAAAGAAATGTTGGGATTATACATAAATTATAAAATGGATTATCTTGGTGCAAATGGAAGTTATACGAAATTTTTTGACAACGACGGATTCAATAGTGTACTTCCAAATAAAATGGATGGATATGTTTTAAATGGAGACATTCTACAATTGATATCAATTAATAATGAGGCGGGCATAGAGGAATTTGATTTACAAAATAGAAACTATGCCGTATATAGTCCACAAATATTAGACGTAGAAGAGTACCCAACATTATTAGATGGTGGACCAATACCATTAAATCTTGTTTTAGATGATGGAGATGGTTATAGAGTTAGAGCTTGTTTAAACGAACCAGGTAGATTAACTGAAGCATCACAAGAAGTGCCTTTCTTTTTATGGAATAAAAATGGAACGGGGTTTGGTTCTGGTACGAATCAATCTTGGAGGTATACTGCAGTTCAAAAACAACCTAAACAAGGAATGACATATGGTTACAAATATACTGGTGATACGACTCATAAATTTGTTTTATTACCAATGACAAAAGAGTATTCTGGAAATACATTTACATATAGTGGAGTTTCATTTAATGATGTATTCGCCGACATACAAACAACACTAATAGGTTCACACACAAATTACGATTACCAAGAAGAAGGGTTTACTGTGTTAGAAATCACAAGCGGAACATTAAGTAACCCAACAGCAGGAACATTATGGATAAGAAAAGGAGAAACAACTAGTTGGGTTTCAACAGCGTGGACAAATGAGGTTGATTTCTTTATAAAACCCACGTCAACAAACTATGACGGAAATTATCAAATTCTTTCAACACCATTTTTATTTTATTTTGGATTGAGACCCGGCAAAACCGCGGTTGATAAATTTATTGAAAGATTCGGACCACTAAATGCGTTCCCCAAACCAATTGATTAATGGAAGAGAATAAAAAAATATTATTACCAAGTGAAAAATACGCAAATGCGCCTGAGCAAGAACTAGATTTAAGAATAAATTTAGACACTTCAGAATCTTTATTAAGAATTGGAGATAAGGATATTGTTTTAGATGTTGCTGAATTATTTAATACTGAAAGAAATAAAAGTGTAAATTATAAAATATACGGAAAATTAAGAATGATATTTCGTAATCTTTATACAGGCTCAACTAATTACGACTATCTAAATGAGAGATTATATTTAAATTCAGACGGTAGTGATAATGATTTTAGGGGAAGTTTACCATATGATGAATATGCATTTTTAAGAAGGGATGTTTATCGAGAAGTTAACATGCCAGTATCTGGTTCAACATTAGGGACTTTTACATCTAACATACAAATATCAGGTTCAACAGCACATACAACTATCACACCAATTCAAGCGCCATATCAAAATTGGAATCTTTATTTAACATATGTGGATTCACATGACGCAAATTACCCAATGAATTATACGTTATCCGGTAATACATATGTTTCTTTTGTTTCAGGGGATGGAATTCCATTTAGAGTGACATATGGTTTAGTGGAAACTAACGCAACTTATTATGAACTAACCTCACCCGTACAACACGGA